GATATTCCCATTTGCACCTAATGTGAAGTTAGGATCTATATCAGACCACATCGTCACCATTTCTGCTTTAGGAGACTGCAAATAATATGCCCACAGTTCTGCTCCAGCTGTCGGAGGAACTGTAAAATTTAGAGACACAGTACCATTATTATATGACACAGTTCCTGAGAACAGACCTGCTGTAGCAGATACTATATTTCCTCTGCCGTCATCTATACCTGCAGCAGTTCCTGCTATATATATCGACAAAGAGTTTTTGACCACAGGTATGAATCTGAGCTTTCTGGTAAAATCTTGCTCCATACCATCAGCTGTTGCTATATACTCTCTTTGTTCGACACTTACTGCTGGTAACATATTTACTCCACATAGTGCTGTCTGTCTGTTGGCATAATGATCGCACCACAGCCAGCTATAGCACCTTCTGTTAATATCAACTTCCCTTCAACATATGATCTTATAGTTATCGCTGTTACAGGAGTTGTCCCATGAGGAGCTCCAGGACCATAATACATAGGACAATAATGCATAGCACCATTAGCACACACTGGTACTCCTTTTGTGGTGAACTTACCACTCTGATTAGATGTAATCAGAGATCCACCATGTGTACTTTGATCTCCTAAACAAGCAACTTTTTTCATTATAGTCCCTGAAATATATTTATTCCACCAACATACGCATCCAAGTTAGGAACAATTGCACTTTGAATATTCTGAGCTATCTGTGGAACAAATGATCCTAACTGAGAAGTGCATGGTACAGCACTCGCTATATTAATACCATCCTTCAGTATGTCCATAGTAGACGCTAAAGGATTTGATTGATCAACTATAAATTGCAAATTGGTAAACGAGTCAATAGGAAGAGCTCCACTGAATACTCTCGTCAATGATCCCATATTATCTACCAGTATTCCATTTGCATCAATTCCTACTATAGACTTAACTGCACTATTCACAAAGTCAAGACTAAAGAAGTCTCCATCCAGAGCATTGCCAAGAACTCCTGGAACCATATCCACAATTGATGTAAACTGAGCAGGCAGAGACATCATCTGTGTCAATGACGCAATAGATCCAATATTGAGTCCACTAGTCAACGCATATGCTGGAGCAGCAAGTTTCGTGACAGCAGCAAGAGCTCCAGTTCCACCTACAGTCTGAGTCCATGATGTGAACTTAGTTCCATTGTCCATCATCAATCCAGAATTCACTTTAACACTGGTGGTGCCATCAAGAAATATCTGCATTGCACTGACCATGACTTTGCTTGTGCCTATAACAGACACATCCTTCATCGCATTTATCTTTATGTTGCCAGTGTTGTCCATAAGAATATTTGCTCCAGACTTATGCGATATCTTTAGAGTATTTTTGTCTATCAAGATGTTGCTATTGTTCGAATGCTTTATTTTAATAGTGTCTTCATCAAACAAGAAGACATGCCCTTCTTTGGTCTTGAACATTGCAACTTTTGGATACTTAGAATCTTTCTCTGAAGGCAGTCCATTGACTCCATCTGCTGCTTCAAGAAAATATACAGGCTGCATAAAATCGCCATTTTCAAAGAAGCACCACACCATTGTATCTTTTCTAGGGACAGCAAAGAATCCAAATCCAGAACCAGATCCTCCAAACACAGGAAATCCAGGAGTAGCCCATGGAAGAGCATTGTCTGCATCCACAGTAGCCATCATCGGATATATCCTAAGCCTCACCCTTCCAAACTTCTTAGGATCTTCGTCATCAACGACCTTAGCTCTGTAAATGCCGTTATACTTCATTTTCATTGCAACGATAGGTTCTTTCATCTCTTCTTCCCTAAAGGCTGTGTCTTCTTCTCTAAAGGATTAGCTTTCATTAATGTGCATCCTGGATCTGTTGAGTCTAGTCCAGGACGAGTTAGCAGCATCCTAGTTAAATATATGTTGCCAGAAATGTGATGAATTATCCTCTGAATAAGCCAGAAACCTGTGTATTGATAATCTACCATCTTTACATCGTCCGAGCAAACTAGCTTTATCACATCTCCACAGTTTACATCTGTAACACCCATCGTATTGATCCATATTCTATTCAAAGCATTTATACGTTTATAATAGAACCCTTTGCGAAATGTCTTCTGATCATATGCTTGGATCAAATCTGTCGTTCTCTCAGATGTGCCTGACTGCAAACCTTTTGTGCCTATGCTTTTATCATAGCTAATGTATTCTGACAAAATTGGCATTCCTTCATCTGTTATTTTTAATTTCTCTGTAACAAACTTGCCATTTTCATAATCGTAGTAATTATACTCATCTTCTTCGATGCCAAGAGTATTGATCAACTCAAAATTGTCAACAGGCTCGAATGTAAAAATAGGTAATAGCTCTGGATCTGGAGACTTGCCAAACTTGAATGTTTTCTTTGCTGTTCCATACTGAACCATTTGTGACATAGTTTTAAAGTTTAGCCTAGGTTTGCCAGCTGAAGTCTCAGAAGGAACTTCTCCTGCTGGAGAATCTATCCAACAGAAAAATCCTACTCCTGATGCTGACACCATCCTCTCCTCTAAGTATCTCAAGAAGACCACATTGCTCCAATTAGGCTGCACTATCGAAATAGTTTTATTCAGTCCTGTATCTGTCTTTACTCTTGCCCTATCAATTCCCATTTCAAGAGCAACATCTTGTATAATGCTGCTTATAGTTTTCTTCTCCCATCCCTTTTGATATCTAGGAGATATTGCATTTTTAACATCTAGCAGTCCATTAAAGGTCACATAATTGCCCATCTGTGTTACAGATTCAGCATTTTTTCTCCATATCCTAAAGGTCATCCACTTCTGTTTTGGAACACCATCAGTCTCAAGAGCTGGATTAGAGAACATCAATGTTATGGTGTTGTATCTGCTGTCCAACGCCATAAAATGAGTAAGAACTCCCATACTGTCATTTAGGGTTATACTTATAGACGGAAGCAGTTTGTCCAAGTATTCCACAACTTCAACAACCCTCAAAGCTGAAGGAGTCAGTTCAATATCTTGCTTTCCAAACTGCAGCCGTAGTGTATACGTCCCTGCCAGCGACAGAGCTGTACCGCCTACTTTTGGAGAACTAGGGACTTCTGCCATTATCTTATCCTGTATGTTTTGAAAAAGTCATAAATGTCTAACAGATCTGGTATTATCAAAAGCTGTCCAACATAAATATCTTTGCAACAGTCACTGATGTCATTGGCAAGACAAACAACCCACCAGTATCGTTCACTGCCATACATCTTGTATGCAATAGCATCAGGAACTGACAAATCTCCTTGAACCACCCTATAGTATCTAGGCTGTCTGGTGATGACAAATCCTTCTAGACTATTGTTCAGAAAGTCTAGCTCTGGTCTGAATTCTCCATCTCCAGCGTTGACAAACTCTTGTTTGAAAAATAAAGTTCTGTCCATTATACAGTGTCCTGTGCTGTCCCGCCTATCAGATCAACAATCTTGTCCAGAGGTCCAGCATTGTCTGGCTGTCTAAATTTAACAGCATTGTCATATGCCTTCTGCATACTCTCTTTAGTCATCATTTGATATGTTTCAAAATTTACATCAGCCTTAGCAGCTATAGGTCTGCCTCTCTGAGGAGATGCTGACATTCTGCTATCATATGTAATATTGACTGATTTTATTATAACATTGTCAAAATACAAAAACTCTCCAATAGAGATATCTATTTGATCTCCTCCTGTAAGAGCATTATCTATGCTGTATGTTTTCCCTGTTCCCTTGATCTGAAAATCTCCAGCTCCGACCTTTGGAACATACACTTCAAGATTCTTGTATGGAGATGGACCAGGAGGCACCAGAAATCCTCCTGCATTAGGTTCTGACGGCAGAGCCATCAACTGCAACCTCCTGCACTGATCTACAACATCTGTGATAGGATCTGTTTCTGTTGCAAATATCATAGGCAGAGTTATAGAAACTGGAGAAGTTGAAATCCATATTCTTCTAGAAGTAACTGCCATCTGCAAACTGTATTGAGAAAATGCCTGCATAGCTTGATTCATCAATTGCCCAACAGTTGACGAAGTTATTCCCTCTAAGAAATTATGCCATTTTGAATCAATAGAAAGACTGAAATTGTCCTGCAGCTTTGCAACAACAATCCCCTCATAAAGATTATTTTTCATCAATTCGCCAGATCTTACAATTATTCTATATGGCTTTTGAATGCTATTAAGCAAGGATGCCAAAGGTAATTTTGTCAACACCAATTCTTTGGCATATCCCATAGCTGTATTTTCAACTTGTTGGATCAGATCAAATGCCATTTTTACTCCCTATCCAGTCCATTTGCAGCCACATTCAAAGTGTCATCTGGATTACCATTTCTGACTGGAGTTATCTGAGTCACATCTTTCTCTTTACTCAATTTCTCCATACTCTTATTAGTTTCTTTCATTCCCTCTTTAACAGCATCAGCTAAATTTCTCTTGTCAGATTCTTGCTGTTTGGACTGCAGTTCACTCATAATTCTTTCTATATCTTCAGGCTGTCTCCTTAAAGACTCTTCACGAGAAGATCTCTCCATCATTCCTCTAACAAATGGAAGATTCTCGTATCCCCAATGTTTCATTCCTCCAACCATCGAACTCCACTTTGATGGAGCTTTTCTAATCTCTCCACCTCTAAGAGAAGAAACATTGATATGCTGCTCTCTTGCCAATTGTTCCTCAGCCAGAGCTTTAGCAGCTGCTGGAGTTGCTGATGGATATGCTATTTGCAACTCTTTAGCTCTCGCTTCAATCATCGGTTTTGACACAGGAAATGTTTTCCTACGTCTTTCTCTTTCTTTAGCTCCTGCTTCCAGCCATTTTGCTACAGTTACTCCTGCTTCTATTGCCAATATTACAAGTCCAATCCATCCTAGAAGTCTGCCTGCCCATGGAAGCAATCTTCCTAATCCAAGTTTCATCCCTTTAAAAATTCCACCAAGCCGTTTCAATGCCCATCCTACTCCTGGAATCATCTTGATGAGACGCATAAAACCTGCTGACAACTTGCCAAGTCCAAGAGTTGTCCATATCCAATCTCCAATTGAACCAAAAAATCCACGACCTGCTGCACCTCCACCTTTCCTATCTCCTAATATCTCCAGAACTCTTTTCGTCCATCTAGCCTGATATGCTCTCTTGTTGAAGAATAGAAACATGCCCTGCTCAAGATATCCTGACATCAATTTTTCTGTGGCATCTCCTCCAAATATTCCTCTATCAATTCTTCCAGAAGGCATGAAATCTTCTTTGCCTGATCTTCCAAATGAAGGTCTGTCCTTCAAAACATCTCTCATAGATGACGTGCTTATTCCAAGCTCTTGTGCAGCAGACTTCATATCAATACCGCTAATTCCTTCGACTTTAGATCTTCGTCCTCTACCTTTTAAAGCTCTAGCAACTCCACGACCGCCAGTAAATGCAGCCATAGCTAAAGGAGCAAATGGTCCAAGTAGAGCTGTCAATCCAAGCTGTGCAGATGCACCTGGTAAAGTATCTGAGAGACCACCTTTCATTTCTCCAAGTCCACCCATGACATCAGACAGCATAGAAGGCTCTTTTTCTTCAGCACCTGCTTTCCTCCTAGAGAACCATCCCTTCCTTTTAATGCCTTCTCTAGACCTGATAGCAAATAGTTCTGTTGCTGATTCCATAGATGACATCTGAGATTGAAGCTCTCCTTCTGACATAACATCTAGAATAGTTCTCAGCTGTGTATTCTTTAAAACTTCTATATTGATCACTTTTACAGCAGCAGCTATATCTTGGAACATACTCTTGTAGAGTTCTATTTCCTCGTTTGTAGCCTCTCTTTTCTTCATTCCAAGAAACACCTCTATCAACTTAGATGCTTTGATCATCTCTTTTGCTGTAGCTTTAGCTAGAGTTTTCAACTTTCTTCCTGAGTACGCATGCGTAGAAATATCTAAAAGATACTTTTGATATCTTCCTGTAAAGAGACCGTAGACATTTATCATCATCGTCTTTTCTAAAGACGACATATCATAAATATCTTCAAATCCCTTTAGCATATCTTCTAGAGTTTTCTTCTTAGTTGCCATTTTATCTGCGATCCTCTTTAATATTTGCTTGCTTCTTCAACTTATCTGCTAGCTTTTCGTGCATCCAGTCAATATCATACGAGTTCATTTCCAACACATCTGCAAACCTCTGTTGCATATAATAGCACAAATCAAATGATACGTCCAAGAGATTTTGCAATGGTCTCACCAGATGGAAAAATGATGTCAAGTCGAAAGGGTACTGGCGTTATGCCAGTACCTCCACAAATTGGGCATTTGTAGCCTGACTCAAGTTTAACTCCATGATGATATTTGTCATGAAACGCTCTGATTAGCCCAATGTCCTGTGTGGACAGTTCCTCCAAATAATTGATCTTGTCAACCAACGCTCGATCATCTGCTATCGAAAGAGCTAGTTTGTAAATCATATTATCTTTCTCTTTCGATGTAACATAGTCAAGATACTTGATCTCGTCCTTTACTCTGAACACCCTTAGATTGAGTGTATCTCCATTTGTCAATTTAAGAGGATACGGCTCTTTGTAATCCTTCGGCAGATCAACCTTTTCCAAAGTTCCTAGATCTATATCAACCTTGATTTTTCTGAGACAAACTTCGCATAGAGTCTCGATAGGATAAAGTTTGCTATAGCAGTTGATTGCTATCCAAACCACAACATAAAATCTATCTCCAACAGTCAATTCTTCAGGCTTGATGCCCCTTAGTACATCATCCAACAGGAGTTTAAACTTTTTCTCAAAATTGGCAATGTCTAGCTCTCCTATCAATTTTTCATCTCTTCCCTTTAGCATCCTTATCTCAACCTTATTGATATCCTTATAAGGAAGCAGAAGAGACGGGAGGCTCAATTCAAAATATTTATTCTCCATAATTCTCCTTTCGTTATACTGTTCCTGGCAGTGGCATATTGCCTGTTAGCTGAAGACCACTTTGCGAGGATGAAACTCCTCCCACCGTGCCTATCAATCCTTCTTCTACTCTATCACAAGCGAATGGAATCGTGATCTTTAACACATCTCCAACATTATAATCAAGAGTTGCTTCATAGAACTTTAGTGGAAATGCATTAACAAACTTCAGTTCCCTCAACGGCAATCCATCCACCGTTAAGTAAAGTAGCACTATATCCTTCGCATATCCTCCTATTTTGTTCTTCCACATACCATGTCTATCCAACATCTTGTTCTTCCAAGAGCTCAAATACAGTTTCACAAAACCAAATTCGTTTTCAAGAAAAGTGATACTGAAATCTCTTTTGGTCAAGTGATTCACAAAATTACTCTGAAATGCACCGTCCTTGAGCGTAAATGGACCTGCCATCTCATAATCAGAGTATGATACAGATTGCACAAGAGGAGACACCATTTCTCCAAACATAGGAAGAAGTGTTGGAAGAATTATCTCCCAATTATATGCTCTCTGTAATCTTTGTGACCGTAATGATGATATATCTCTTTGAACTCCGAAGAACGCCATTTTCTACTCCTCACTATAATTGAACGCCAACTTCGTTCAACTTTTCTAACTCATTTCTTCCCAACGATCGAATGCAAAAGTGATCTCATACTTCTCTGTATCATTAGCATCATAGTCAAGCGTAACATCAGGTTTTGCCTGAGGATACATACCTATGATTTTGATCCTCTTTGCAACATCACCTCTCGTGGTCAGAAGAGTGACAACAGCATCGGTCTTCATGTCCATGTCTGCCACACCTATGCCAGTCACATTGTCTCTGATCAACTTCATCCAAGACTGAATAGCTTGGTATGCCCTTGCATCCTCACCTTCAATCATCCTGACAGTGAACTCATGTGTGTATCTTTCACGACCAGGAACCCTGAAACCACCTGTGCCTTTGAAGTTGATGTCAATCGGTTCAAAGTTGCGTCCAGGCTCTGTAACAGCCTGAGACCTCAGCACATATATGTCAGGAGTCCCTAGTCCTTTCGGAGCAGGTATTTCAAACTCCCACATGAATATACGCTGCGGATCAGTCAGGGTAGTTCTAAGTGCATCCAGATTCATTTGAGCCATGTTATTCCTCCTTTATTTACGGTGTTACATCTCTGCCGACAACAATTACTATATCGTAATCCACGGTCGCACTTGCATTGCTGAAATACAACTTGTCTGGAACTGCTCCCAACAGAGCTATCATTCCATCTCCTACAAACATCTGAGCATCACTCAGCGTTATAGCAGGATTTGCAGGAGCTCCAACTTTGTAAGTCAGCTTTGAAACACCAGCCTCTTTGTAACCACTTGATCTGATCGCAAGCACTCCCAGCGTTCCTAATGCACCAAGATCCACTTCTTTATCAGCGTCTCCATGTGCAATAGTTACCGCCACCACATCATATGCTTCTGCAGCATATAATGGATTCTCGTTAAACAACATCTCTTGTCCGACCTTAATAGATTGTGTTAGATTTAACTGCATTTTAGCTCCTCCTTATTTTAGCCAACTATTCCTGAAGCAATTATAGCCTCAAAACTGGCACTTGACCTCGTGATGATGCACTTGATTTCAATATACTTAGCAACCTTGACAGGCTTGACAAAGATCCAAATATGCAATTCATTTGAATCTCTGGTGGCAGGAGTATTGTTTGTAGCATCACAAACAACCTTCCATCCACGATCATTCACATTATCAAATGCTCCAAGACCTTCCAGCTCTGCCAGAAACTGCTCTAATGCAAGCCTAACCCTAAAGAATGTCCTCTCCAGAAGAGGTTCAAACAGATATTGCTTTGACGATGTTAGTGTTGAAACAGCTATCTGATTGATTAGCCTTCTAACATGCACATTGCTAAGAGCTGACTTCTTTATCTGCTGAGTGTCCTCTCCATAAACTACCACTCCAGTTCCTGTATCATTAAGCAGAGGATTGATGTTTGCATCATCCAGAGTGTCTCTTTCACCAGCAGTATAATTAAGTTTATTCTGCAGCGACCCAAAACTAAGTGCAAGAGCTCTGCCCAACTGACCTCTATTAAATCCAGCAGGAGCTCCACCAGCCATACCATAAATATTGTCGGTGATGGCATACACTGCTGCAATATCTCCTGACGGAGGTATCGTGATTATCTGACCATTGAACTCGTCAAATATCTTGATCCACGGAGCATACAATGCGCAGAATGAGGAGTTGATCTGCTGTATTGCATTTCTCCACTCAGTGACCGACCCTGATCCTGTAACAGCTTGAAGTGTGTTGTAAGGAGCATCTAATACACAAGAGCAATCAAGCCTGTCCTCAGCAATCGATCTCATGTTGTCCTGAACAACCTGTGAAGTGAATCCTGCATTGATTAGTATATTAACAGAA